TTAATCCATCTAAATTTTTTAAAGCATCTTTATTAGTGCCTGCAGCTGTTGCATTCATTCTCAATGCTTTTAAGAAAACTCTTAATTCTTTTACTGATGGCATACCAGCTGCTTGTGGAACAAGTCTAAAAAACTTTCCAAGACTAGAAATGTCTTTTCTGTTTGCCGTCTGCAGCATTCTTCCGAAGTATCCAGAACCCATAAACAAAGGTATTGCTGATAAACCAGCTGTAAGAGTAGCACCCATAATTTCTTGAGCATTAGGGTCTCTTGCTAATATTCTATTTCCATCTATTATTTCTTGTACTTCAGCAAAATCTATTTCTACATCCTCTTCGTAAAAAGGTCCCCCTGGTAGGTACATATCAAGAACTCTATCGTACCCAGCATCCGCAGCTAATTTTTCTAAACTAGAGATACCCATTCTTGTTTCTTCAAGGTCTGCAAAAGCTGCGCCTGTATGTGCAAACGGTGATATGAGTTGATAAGTGTTTACTAGAACATCAGCAATATCTGCTGGCAAAGTTTTTAATTGATTTGCAAATAATTTTGATTGTACTTTTTTTCTGTTTTTAACAATTTCTGGATCTTGACTAAACAAGGTATTAGTTAATACTTTGTATTCGTCTGAATCTTTTAATACATCGTATGCTTGTTGAACATCAAGGGACGTGGGCCGTTGACCGTTAGCTATCATCTGTTGTAAGAATGGATTGTTAAAAGAATCCATAAAGTTTCCATCTCTATCTAAGCCCGCTGTAACATTAGACATGTCAGCTTTAAACTGCATCTCTATGTTGTTTGCGTTGTCTATGCTTTTTAAATAACTTTGTACTGCATCATCAGTAATTTCATCTATCTCTCTGTTTCTTTGTATAACCTCAATTTTATCCTCTAGTTGTTGTAATGCCATAGCATCAAAGATTGATCTTCTACCTTCTGGTGTGGTAAATGTTTCTGTAATACCCTCAGCAATTGGTTCTAAGAAACCACCCTCTGGTGGTTGATCTGTTACACCTGCTGGTGGTTCGTTAGTAATAGGATTAAATACTTCATCAATTTTTTTAAGAAACGGATTTGTAAATATACTTGACTGTTCTGTCTCTACTTCGCCGCCTTCAAAGAATCCTTTGTATTTCATCAAAGAACTTTTTTGTTTCTTTTTACTGCCCACTCTTTTAGATTTAGGTAGAACACGTAGCATAAACTCATCATCAATACTTTTATAAAGTTGGTTTAGGTTCATGGCTTTTCCTAAAGTAATTGTTTTACCTTTTGCATCTATTAAATCCATTTGAAGACCAAGTTTTTTCATGTCTCTTCCAATGTTACCTATAATCTTACCATAGGCTGCTCTTTCCATAAGGTATTTACCTTTTGACATTTTACCTGCTTTAAAAGCTTCTTGTATTTTTAAAAAATCATCAAAGGCATCATTAGCTTCTTTCTCATATGTTTTTTTCATATTATTTCTTTTACGTGTTGTGAGATAAGAAGGTTTTGTATAGTAAAATGGATAGTCCATTCTTAATGGATTATTTTTAGCAGCTTGTTGTGAATAAACATCAGCCACATGTTCTCTATCTAAACCTGCTCTAGATCTTTGAAAGTATGGTCCTCCTACACCTGTTCCTTCTCCAGTTCTCAAACTCAGTCTAGGCTTGTTAAGTTTATCTAAAAAAATATTTCTTATTGATTTTTTTGTGTTTTGAGCTCCTTCTCTTACTGAATCCAAAAACTGACCAAACTTATTTCCTGCAGGGTATTCTGAAAAAATACTTTTTTTACTCAAATCTTTTATTTTTTTAGCAGGTAATCTAGCTACAGTTTTTATTCCAGTGCCACCTGGTAGTATGTCCATTGCTGTATTTGCTATGGCTGTAGCAGTATTTCCAATAGCAGCGATTGTAGGAGCAATATTACCTGCTGCAATGTTTTTTACAATTTCACCTGCGAAAAAAGTTATGTCAGCAGGATCACTGATTTTCATGCTATTAACAACAGATTCTATACCATCCCCTATAACTTTTACTTTGTCTCTAAGTTCAGGAGGTATAAATCTTTCTATTGTTTTATTTATTCTGTACCTTCTGCTAGCTTTTACTTTTTTTTGAACGCCTTTACTTGGTGTAATCTTTACCATTATTTTATCTTCTTTATTTTAACTTTACGTTCTGATCGCACGTTTAAGAGGTCAAAGTCTCTTTGCATTTTTTGTGCTATAAGATCCATAGGTTCTCTCGTCAATAATTGACTAGCTTTGCCTACGCCTTTGACAGCGATGCCTGATCCTTTAGGTATTTTCTTTTCCATTAATAGTACGACCTCGGTTCTAAATATTTTTGTTCTTCTTGGTAATCTGACTTCAGGTTGATGAACGCACCTTGCCTGAATCGCAACAACGCTTGGGTCGTTGAATCTACTAAATCATCATGATCACCATAAGGGAAAGCTGCACATTCTTCAATAACTTCTTCGGCGAAGCGATGGTCGGGTGCCCATACTTGACCAGACTCAAAGAGGGGAGCTACAGAGTTGACACGTACATGCTTATCATTGCCCTTACTAGGCGTATAAGTTATTACAGGGATTCCCATCATCCGTAGCTCTTGTGTTAAAGGCATACCAGAAGCTTTCGCTTCTATCAAGATTGTTTCGGGGTCCCAGTACTGTTGTTGGTCTAAGGCGACTCGTTTTAGTTCAGGAAAATCCCAACGACCTTTTTTCATGTCAACAAGTATAATGTTCGGTGGGCCGCCTTCATCGGGATAAAATATACCCCACGTTGTGATTGCACTAAAGTCTGCAGTTTCTCTTTTGCTGTAAGCTGTATCGTAACTTTGTATTATATGTTCTAGTCTAGGTATCTTTTCTTCTTCCCATATGTTCCACCATTCACGTTTGATGATAGCACCTTCATCACCCACAGGATTTTGTTGATACTGTGCTTGCCACTTCTGTTCCGAGATAGATGCCTTAACACCAAGTAACTCGGGCAAATTCCAAAACTCAGGCCACATAGGTTCATCTTCTATGATTGCAGGAAACTCAACCACGTCCCATTGGTCGGAACTCTCTGCAGTTTGTTTTGCTAATAATTTTCCCGTAAGATCCTTTACTGACCATCTTGTCATAACCACGACAATTGAACCGCCAGGTTGCAAACGCTGTCTAGGTCCAGATGTGTACCATTCGTAAGCATCTTCCATCTTCTTATCAGACAGTGCGTCTTGTTCCGAGTGCGGGTCATCAATGATAAGCAAGTCTGCACCACGACCTGTTATGGCACCACCAACACCAGCAGCAAAGTATTCGCCACCACTATTTGTGTTAAATCTACC